CGGCACCACCGAAATGGAAAGGCGCAGGCTATGGAGGCTCACCCGACAAACCACAGGAGAAACCGATGGACCTGAGTAATTACGTCGACGTCGCCACTCGACTCAAGATGGCTCTCGAGCAATACCCCGAGCTGAGAATCCAAGAAACCAACAGGGAATTCGTCGAGGTCGGAGACCGGACGTTCCTGATCTGCACCGTTCACGTCTGGCGCACACCCGACGACGCCCACCCCAGCATCGCCTCAGCCTGGGAGCCAATCCCCGGCCTGACGCCGTACACCAAGAACTCGGAGCTGATGGTCGGCTACACCTCGGCCCTTGGCAGAGCCCTCGGCTACATGGGCATCGGAGTCACCGGCTCCCTAGCCACAGCCAACGAGGTGGCGAACCGCCCCAAGGAACCCTCAGAGGCCCCTAGAAGGGCCCCTGTTGGATCGAAAGCAGCGGTCGGCACCGACGGCCCAACCAAAGCCCAACTCGGCCTCCTGAGCGCACTGAAGTACACCGGCCCAACACCGAACACCAAAGCCGACGCAAGCCGACTTATCGACACCTTGAAGAAAGCCCAACAGGATCTCGATGCCGCCAAAGGCTCCGACGAGGAAATCTTCTAGTGATCATCGAGCTGTCCGACAAAGACATGGCCCTTGCCTCCATGGCCGGCATGATGCTCCAACGCAACGTCGAAGCTCGAGGCGCATACACCGACGGCAACCGATCCAGGGAAGTTCAGATCGCCCACAAAAAACTTGGGGCCCAAGCCGAGATTGCTGTGTGCAACTATCTCGGTGCGATTTGGTCAGGGATGCCGATGCCCTCGGATCACAACCGAGATTCCTACGACGTCGAGGACTGGATTGAGGTACGCATGGCCGCCAACCGTGGTGGCCTGAGATTCTGGAACCGAGACCTGCCCAGGTTCGAGGACAACTACCGAGGCAAGAAGTACCACGACGACACGCCCTTCGTCCTATGTCACCCCGGCCAAATGCTCCACCACGTCAAAATCGTCGGCTGGATTTGGGCCGCCTACGCCCTCGAGCTGTGGGAATACGAGCGTTACTACGACACCGACAGCTACGTCGTCCCCATCAAAGAGCTCTACAGCCCAGCCAGCCTCAAGGAGACCTTCAATGAGTACAAAGAAAACCGCTAAAGCCGACGTCGGGAAGATCTTCAAGATCAACGAAAAGGCCCTCCAGCAAGCCGTCATCGAACTTGCCCACTTCTACGGTTGGCGTGTCCACCACACCCGAGCAGTACAATTGCCGTCAGGTCGGTGGGCAACACCCGTCCAAGGAGACAACGGTTTCCCTGATTTGGTGCTGGTACGCCCTCCCGACCTCATTTTCGTCGAGCTGAAATCAGCTGTCGGCCGCACTTCCCCTGACCAGGACATCTGGCTCGGGATGCTTGAACTTGCCGGTGCAGAAGTGCACGTCTGGCGTCCCCGTGACATCACAGAAATCAAAGAAAGGCTGAAGCTATGATCATCGACCCCTACCAAGCCCAACAAGAGCTGAGAGAGCAGTCACGCATGATCGACGAGATGGTCACCAAGATCAAAGAAGCCACCCGAATGATGGACCTTGCCACTCATGAGATCCACAAGCGTGACGCCCGCATCGCCGACCTTGAGATCGAATGCGAACGCCTCCGAGGCCAACTGGCCGGAGTGGGCCGAAAGCTTGACGCCGCACTCGATGAGGCCGAGACACGCAAAATGGCCCTCGAGACCTTGAGAAAGCGAACCAGGGCCCAATCAGAGACAATCCGACGCATGGAGCAAGGCGAGCTGTGAAAACACCTCGAATTGACCTAGTCGAATGGTACGACAGTTTCGGTATCGAGGACGAATGGCACGAGGTCAATTGCAAGCACGACCACAAGACCATCGTGAGCGTCGGCTACCTCGTCGGCGAGACCCTGGATTATCTGTATCTCGCCACCACGATTGACGAAGAATCCTGCACCTACGCCTGCGCCATCGCCATCTTCAAGCCCTGCATCAAGACCCGAAGCACGCTGGCCGAGGCCGGCTACCGATAGGAAACCATGCCCGACGACACCCTGCTACAACGCCTCCAATCAGCCAACCTCCGGCTCGCCGAGGACAACGCCACCCTGCTCCGCAAAGTCAGCGAGCTCGAGCATCTCATCACCTGCCGAGAAGTCGACCTACGCCGAGCTGAACGCCACCTGCATGAAGTCATGCGCCTTGTGGACAAAGCCGAAAAAGACCTGGCCTACATCCGCAACAAAGCCCTGGCGTACAGCCGATGATCATCCGCAGCACTCGGCCTCGAGACAACTTCACCATCATCAGCAACGACGTCATCAACGACCAACGCCTCAGCTTCAAGGCCCGTGGCCTGCTGATCTACCTGCTATCCAAGCCTGACGCCTGGCGCACCACCACAGCCCACCTGGCCTCAGTCAGCCCCAATGGCATCGATGCTGTCAAGACCGGCATGAAAGAGCTTGAGGCTGTTGGCTACATCCGCAGGGTTAGAGAACGCCATCATGACGGCACCATCACGACGCACACAATTGTGTACGACCGCCCTGTGGATAACTATGGGGATAACTAGCCCACTTATCCCCACACCGGAAGTGGATTATCCGACGCCGGAAAACCCGCTCCCTTAGTAAGTACTGATTGAACAAGTACTGACTATGTAATAGTCACCAGCGTAAGTAGTAGGTGAGCCATGACAGAACCACGATGGAGAGTCAGGAACCAAGCCGCAAGGGCTCACAACAAGGCCCTCAAGATCGCTCGAGGCCAATGCCGAGACTGTGGCCTAGTCGTCACTGAACGCAATTATGTGGCGTTTGACTGGGATCACATTGACCCAACTACCAAGGTCGACATGGTCAGCAACCTCAGAGTGATCGACGCCATCACAGCTGAGACTGAGAAGTGCGTACTGTTGTGCAGGAACTGCCACGCCATCAAGACGTGGATTGAGAACGCATGGAAACACCGAGACACACATCCGCTCTACCGACAGGAGCCCAATAATGGCAGTTCGTAAAGATCATCAAAACGTGTCCAAATGGCACGCCATGACGCCCGAACAGAAGGCTCGCCGTTTAGCCAGCATGAGAGCATGGCAGGCTGCAAACAAAGATCGTGTACGCAGCTACTACAAGAAAAAAGCCAAAGGCCGACCACCTGGATACGGCGACTACGAAAAAGCCAAGAAATACAACTACGTTCGAGACGCCAAGATCGCTATTGGTGAATGTGCTGACTGTGGCTTCTTCTGCGATGACGTCAGCCATGTGTGCTTCGCATGGGATCATCAAGACCCATCACAAAAATCATTTAGTTTGTCAAAAGCCCACAAATACAAATGGGAAGAAATAGACGCTGAGCTGGCTAAATGCGAACTGGTCTGCCACAACTGTCACGCATTACGAACCTATCTTGAGCAAAACCATAGGACCGAACGTCGTCAGCTAACCGACGACCAACCCACCTTGTTCGACTAATGGCACGCAGCGAGTACAACCAAAGCGATTACAAACGCAACCGAGCACGCATCCTGGCCGGATCGCCAATCTGTTACTGGTGCAGCAAACGACCAGCAACCCAAGCCGACCATTTGATTGAGCTTGACCTTGGCGGATCGAATGACCTAGGCAATCTCGTCCCATCATGCGCTCACTGCAACGCATCTCGAGGAGCACGCCACAGGAATCGCAAAACCGCAGGTCACACGTTTTTGGATCGACGAAACGAACACCCCGAGCCCCATCTTCGTGTCCCCCCTGGAAGGCCAGATCAGGACGAAACCGCTGGTCCTAACGCACATTTAGAACTATCGGGCCGGATCGAGCCGAGACTGGTCACACCGGTCCCGACAGATCGGAGTCTTGGTCCTTCCCAAGCTGAGTGGGCAAAGCAGCGCATGAAGATCGACCTCATGCCGTGGCAGGTGCGAGCGATCAGCGACCAGTTGGCCCTTGATGATGACGGTGACTTCATCTTTCGAGAAGCCTTGATCTCGACTGGCCGGCAGAATGGCAAGAGCTATGCCTTGAAGTCGATGGCGGCCTGGTGGATCGTTGAGGAAGCTAAACGGCGCAAGGAAGCCCAGCACATTCTTCTGGTCGCCAACAAACTAGAGCGGTCCATCCCCATGTATCGGGAGGTTGCCCTTTGGCTCGAGGAGCACTATGGCGCAACCTGTCGATGGACCAATGGTTCTCAGATTACGACCATGCCCGATGGATCAACGTTTCGTGTTGCAGCTGCAAAAGACAACGTCCATGGCCTTACCCTTGACCTCATCCTGATCGATGAAATCTGGGACATAGCCCCTAGCGTCATTTTCGACGCCCTTCGGCCGTCCATGATTGCCCGAAAGAATCCACTGCTATCGATGTGGTCCACAGCCGGTGACGAGTCGTCGGCCACGATGCTCCGGCTCCGAGAGCAAGCGATCAACTCAATCGACGCAGGGAAACCCAGCAGGCTATACCTCGCTGAATGGTCCATGCCGCCCTCCGTTGACCCTGACGACCGCCGCTATTGGCCCTATGCCAACCCGGCCCTGGGCACCACGATCACCTGGGAAGCCCTCGAGGCCCAGGCCGACGGCGGCGACCGATCAGCCTTCCTCCGAGCTCACCTGAACCTGTGGGTGTCGGCTGCTAAATCTTGGATGCCAATTGGCCTATGGGAGACAAGAGCGCACACAGACCCGATCCCCGAAGGCGGCATCCTCGCCGTCGACAGCTCCATCGACGACTCACGCTACGTCGGCGTCCGAGCCTCCCAGGGCCCTGACGGCGTCCAGGTCCACGTCGAATTCGTCGTCGAAAAGGAAGATGCAATGTGGGCCGAGATCGAACGCATCATGGCCGACCCGAAGATCCAGCTGGCGATCACCCCCGGCCTCGAGATCCACACACCCCTACCGTTACGTCGACGCACCGAAACCGTCGGCTACGGCGAACTAGCCCGATACACCACCATGGTCCGATCCATGATCATCGAAGGCAAGCTGTGGCACGACGGCTCCGTCGCCCTAGCCGAACACGTCCAACGTGCCGTACTCGTCAAGACCCAAGCGTCACAAGTTGTCAGCTCACAGAAATCGCCGGGCCCAATCGAGCTGTGCCGGTGCATGATCTGGGCCGCTGCACTCGCCTCAAGACCGGCCGTTCGCACCAAAGCTGCTTTCGCTGCAGGCTAGTGAACACAGCCTGATCATTCTGCGAGAATTGCCCTAACCCATGGGCATTTTCAGGAAAGCCACGCCGGCCTTTGGTGCCGAGATCAAGGCCGCCGCAGGTGTCGGTGGATCTGGCATCAATCAGCCGATGACGTACATCACGTCGAATCGTGAGCTGCAAGCCCTCGCCCTTCCGACGGTGTCCCGTGCTCGAGATCTCATTGCTTCGATGATCGGATGCCTGGACCTCAAGCAGTACCGGCTGGTGTGGGATGACACCGAAGGCGAGTACTCCAAGGAGTACATCCGAGGCGAGTCCTGGTTCACTCGGCCCGATCCGAAGGTCACCCGAAACTTCATGCTGGCGAACACCTTCACGGATCTATTCCTGACTGGCCGAGCCTTCTGGTACATCACGAGCCGCTATGAGACCGGCTACCCAGCCTCCTTCCAATGGCTCCCAGTGTCCAATGTGACCACGCCCGATCAGGCTGGCCCCGTCTGGTACACCACCTCCGACGAAGTCGAATTCAACGGCGTGATCTTGCCGACCGAGAACGTCGTGCAATTCCTAAGCCCGATTATGGGCTTGATCTACAACGGCCAGCAGGCCGTCGACACAGCCTACAAACTCGACCAGGCCGCCCGACGATTCTCCACCAACGAGATCGCAGCCGGCTACCTCCAACAGCGAGGCGGCGAACCGATGACAGCCGAAGAACTCGGCGAACTTGCCGCAGGATGGAGCGCAGCCCGACGCAACAACAGCATCGGAGCCCTCAACGACTTCGTCGAATGGAAAGAATTCAACAGCGATCCGAGCAAACTACAGCTCGTCGAAGCCCGTCAATACCAGGCCCTTGAGCTTGCACGCCTCGCCAACATCCCCCCTTACTTGGTCGGCGCACCCACCGGAAGTGGAATGACGTACCAGAATGCTTTACAGGCCCGTCAGGATCTCTACCTATTCGGCGCAAAGCCATACATGGACTGCATCGAAGAAACCCTGTCTGGTGACAACGTCATCCCTCGAGGCCGACACATCGAATTCGACCTCGACGATTATCTCAGCGACAACGAGCTGGTCGACTCACCCCTGGTGGACGCACCGGCCCCAATGCAGGAGAATTAAACCGCCATGTCCGAAAAGATCACGCTGACCTCCGGCTCCTTCACTGTCGACGCCGCTGCCGCTGACGGTCAGCCCTCGAGGTCCATCACCGGCCTCGCCGTACCGTGGAACGTCGCCACCACCGACTCCCTTGGGACTAAGGTGATGTTCAAGGCCG